TTAATTGTAGTAGACTCATCAATAGCCATCATAGTTTTATGTGAGTTAATAAATTTAGTTGCAAACTTAACACCTTTGTCTGTTGACAAGGCCTCAACATTCATAATTAAAATATGTAATGCAGTGTCTATTTCAAATAATGTATCTAATTTTTCTTGTTGTGTTTTTGTAATATTTGGCTGCCACAATACAGACACATTCTCTATATGATCTGGTAAATGTGTTGGTAGTTCTTGTTCATACCAAGTCTTAACAACACCTTTAGGTGCAATAATTAAAGCACCATCAATCTTGCCTTTGTCATATAACATAGCAACATTGTCTATTAATACTTTTGTTTTACCTGTACCCATTTCCATAAAATAAGCAAAGTTTTCTTTGTTCCAAGATTTTTTCAATGCAGTTAATTGATGTGCATAGGGTTTTGTTTTAAATTTATAATCCATAATTTTTCTTCTTTCTAGTTGACATCTATATAAACATGATTATATTGTTTGTCAATGTCAGAAAGTACGAAATACGAAAACATAAAAAATAGTTACATTCCTACAGTGTATGTAATTCAAGAGATAGCTGGTACACAATCAGGTAATCCTAAAATAAATATTATGGGTGCATCTAATTATGGTAGGTTTAAATTTTTATTACCAGAGTTTTCTCAAATAATTTTTTCTCCAGGCCCTTTAGTTTTTAAATTAAGAAAAGGTTTAAAAGATTTTAAAGTTGGAGATTATTTATTATTAACAGGAGATCCTGCAATTATAGGTGTTGCGTGTTCTATTGCATCTGATATTACAAATGGTAAATACAATGTGTTAAAGTGGGATAAACAAGAAAGAAAATACTATCCAATAGAAATAAACTTATATGAAAGAGGAGAAATAGATGACAATTAATTTTGAACAAGATCAACAAGACGCAATGAGTAAAACTGAAAACATTCAGTCTCTTGCAGACCAAGTACAAATGTTAGAGGGCTTGCACAAAAGAATAGAGGCAAGTGAAACTAACATCAAAGATTTAAAAAAAGAATACCTACGCATATCAGGGGAGGTTATTCCTACCATGATGTCCGAAATGGGTTTAGCAGAATTAAAACTACAAGATGGATCACATCTTAAAGTTTCAACGTCGTATCGTGCTACTATTACAGAAGCAAATAAAGAAGCGGCGTTTAACTGGCTTCGTAACAATGGATTAGGTGATATTATTAAGAACGAGATCTTGGTATCATTTGGTCGTAACGAGGATATCAAGGCAGCAACTTATGCTGAACTTGCGAAAGGTCAAGGGTTTCAACCGACACAAAAGATGAAGGTTGAGCCCATGACTTTGAAAGCGTTAGTCCGTGAACGTATTGAGGCAGGTCAAGAAATGCCAACGGAAATCTTTGGGGTATTCTCAGAGAATAAAACAACAATAAAAAGGAACAAGTAACATGAACGATGTAACAACTAAAAAAGAAGGAGCATTAGCTACAGTAAATTTTGAAGCTGATGCACAACAAGGAGCCCAGAATATGTCGCAAGAAGATCTTGCGTTACCATTCTTAAAAATTTTGGGTCAACTATCTCCAGAGGTAAACAAAAGAGATGGTAAATATGTCGAAGGCGCAGAACCTGGCAAAATAATGAACACAGTAACAAATCAATTGTATGATTCAATACAAGTTGTACCGTGTCATTACAAAAGACAATATGTTGAATGGCAAGACAGAGGTACCAGTACAGGTGCACCTGTTGCAATTCATGATGCAGATAGTGATATCGTTAGTCAAACGACTAGAGATAAATCATACAAAGATAGATTATCTAATGGTAACTATTTAGAAAATACTGCTAATCATTTTGTACTTGTAGTAGGTGATAGTCCAGAATCTGCATTGATTTCTATGAAATCTACTCAACTTAAAGTTAGTAGAAAATGGAACTCAATGATGATGGGTTTAAAACTACAAGGTGCTAACGGTTTATTTACACCGCCAACTTACAGCCACATTTACAAACTATCTACAGTTCAAATGTCTAATGACAAAGGAACTTGGTTTGGTTGGGATGTTTCTAAAGTTGGTCCTGTTAAAGATAAATCTATCTATGACATGGCTAAAAGCTTTGCAGTCAGTGTTGGCAAAGGCGAAGTAGAAGCTAAACCTGAAACTAAAGAAGCTAAAAAAGAATTTAGTTTATAATTTCCTGCAGGATGGGCGGAGAAGCGAGAGTGGATACCGCCCACTCTTAATTTAATAAAGAATATAAAATGAATAATGGTCCTATAAGTTATATAGATTGGTTAGAGTTGGGAAGGGTTATTATACCCTGTCTCAAGGGTACACCTAAGGTCAAGAAATACACTGACCCGGATTTTAAAATAGAGAAAGATATATGGAACAGGGATCACGAAACAGCAGAGATAGCATTAAGATTAGATCATGACGTTGATTTAGATATTGATAACGAATTTGTAAAAAGATTTCTTCCTTACTATATTAAAGATTGTGGTGCAATCTTTGGACGAGAAGGTAATCCAACAAGTCATTACCTTTGGACAAACAGAAATCAAATACCTTTTAAACAATTTAATTTACCAGATGAATTTGAAAAAGATTTTAAAGATTTTCCACATGGTTCAATGATATGTGAATTAAGAACTGAAAAAAAAAGATACACTATAGTTCCAGGTTCTTTACACAGTAAATCAAAAACAAATGTAAGATGGGAAAAGTTTGAAGAGATAAGAGAGTACCAAGGAAACTTATCTATAGATGTAGGTAAAGTTGCTTTGTCTGCAGCACTTGCAATTATATACCCTAGCACAGGAGCCAGAGATGATTATTGCACTGCGATTGCAGGAATTTTAGTTAAGAATTCTGATTGGACGGACGATGAAATAGATAATTTTGTATCTCGGATTGCAGAACATGCAGATGATGAGGACTTAGCAAAAAGATTAAAAAAAGGAACTTCAAGCAGGAAAACTGCTAGAAAATTTGGAATAAATAAAATTCATGAAATTACAGGTTATACTCATAAAAATTTAACAAGTTTATTTAATTGGATAGGTTTATTTAAAGATGCATCTTTACAGGTATCAAAAGATACTATTGAAAAAATAGAAGAGTATGGAGCAAACAGATATTACGTACATTTAAATGTACCACAAAAAAATGTAGATGGGGTTGGTTTAAAAACAATTAAAAAAAAGATTTGGATTGATGGCGAATCACTTATGAATTTAAAATTGTTTTGTGACATTGCTATGAGTCAAGCAAAAGTATGGATACCTAGAATGACGCCAAAAGAATTTGAAGAAATAATGATGGCTAAATTTTACAACAGAGAACAGTCAAAAGAATATGTAAAAGAAGCAGAAGAAGACTCTAGATTTAAAATGTTTTTCTTAGATTATTTAGATGCGAAAGGTGTTTATATGGATAAGGAACAGTTGGCTGTTTATAAATTACCTTACTATAATCAAGAAAAGAGAACAATAGAATTTGATTTAAACAACTTTGAAAAAGAACTAATAAAAAATAGAGTAAATTTAAAAAGACCTGATCTTGTTCAAAAAGTTCAAACTATCTTAAAAGGTGAAAAAGACAAAGGTAAGTACAAAAATAAATCTTGTGTTTCCTGGGTGATAAAAGGAGAAGAAGTAGAAAATAATAAATTAATATGGGAAGGAGAGTCTGTCTATATAGGAGACAGTACAGGCGAAGATGAATAGTTTAAAAATTCCAAATTTTATTCCAGGTCCTCCTGGTACAGGTAAAACTCACAAATGGTTAAAAAATAAATATACTGAGTTTTTAAAAAAATACCCTTGGGACAGGATTGTAATTTTATCTCACACAAACACAGCAGCTGACGAAATTATAAAAGCTGTAAATAAATTACCAGAACTAGAAAATATTCCAGATACAAATTTACAAGATCAAATTTGTACTATTCATTCTTATTTTAAGGGAGAGTATCTACCTATAAAAAAATATGAACACGAAGATCATAAATTTTTTTGTAAGGAAAACTCAGGTATGAATATTATAAAAAAAAATATTCCTTGGGACAAACATCCTCTCTATGAATTTATTTCTCATGCGCACGGTAAAGGTTATGATTTAACGTCTGAAATAGAACTTGAAAAGTATTGGGCTCTTTGTGAAAGATCTCGTTACGAAGGTTATCGTCTTCAAGGGCCAGGTGGTCTATTGGAGTTAAAGAAAAAATATGATGACTACAGGGAAAATGAAGAACATAGAAGAATATCTTTTGTGGACATGATAGATAATTTTAGATTTAAAGCATCCATACCTACTGATATAGATGTTTTAATAGTTGATGAAGCTCAAGACTGTAGCAAACCTCAGATAGCTGCTTTACAAAAAGCAGCCACACATGCAAAAGAATTTATTTTTATAGGTGATGCCGATCAAACTATTCACGAATATGCGGGATCAGATCCTGAATACTTTTATCAATTAGCTAACACAGAAGAAGCAAAAGCCAATGAACTTACTGAAGGTTTAAGATGTGGCCAAACTATTAACAAAATATGTAGAAATATTATTGCACCTGTATGGGAAGAATATGGTAGATACTCAGAAAGAACTTGGACTCCAACAGATGTTGTTGGAAAATCACATTACATACCTGCATTAAATCAAGGATGTAAAGCAACAGATATTTTAATTAATAAAATTTTAAATACAGACGAAACATTTTTATTTACATACAGGGGTAATCCTACTCATAAATCTGTAAATAAGTTTCTTCAAGATAATGGAATAGATTATAGAATGGTATCAGGTAATGCTCATGTATCTAGAGAACATTTTAGTTGTTTTAAAAATTGGAAAACTTTTATGAATAATAAAGTTTCTAAACAACAAATAAAAGATTATTGGAAGTTGATGGGATCAAAAGTAAAAGTTTATGGTCAAGGTAGTGTTGATAAACTTAAACCTCTAATTGATAAAGATTACAATATACAAGAACTTATAGATGCAGGCTACTTAAAACCAGAAGTAAAACAATTTGAAAGATTTTCTCAACTTTTAAATCATGAAGAATTAAAAGATAATGAAAAATTAATTAGTAAAATACCTTATATAAATAAAGTTTTAACTAGAGGTACAGATACAACTAAAAAACCAAGGGTTCAACACGATACAATACATAAAGTAAAAGGGTTAACTTTTGATAATATAATAGTTGATCTATCTGTTTGGAGACCTGAACCTCGTAACTTTGAACCTGTAAGATTAGCTTATGTTGCTTACAGTAGAGGTAAAACAGATTGTTGGACTATAGGATCTTCTGGTCCTTACTCTTTAGCAAAAATACAAAACAATTGGAGAGAAATTTTAGAACTTTAAAGGAGGAAACATGACTAACAGTGACATATTTAAAAAAGATGGATACGATTCATTAGACAAACAAGTTGGAGGAAAACATTATAAACGAATGAAGCTACAACCTGCAGAATTTATAAATGAAAATAAATTGCTTTTTGCAGAGGGTAACGCTATAAAGTATATATGCAGGCACTCGTTCAA